CGCTCACGACGCGGCGCACTGGTTCAATCAGCAAGCTCGCAGACGGAACGCTGGCAACAGCCGGTGCGACGGGCGCAAGAACGAGGGCCAACGGCAATACCGGTGGTGGCAACCTTCCGTGGGTTTCCATTATCGTTGCGATCCGGCCTGCAACGGGTGGCGGCACTACCAACGGCGTAGGCTCTGCATCCGGTACAGGAACGGCGAGCGGCGTTGGCAATGCGCTCAAGCCATCTGCGGGTGCTGCCTCTGGAACGGGAACGGCTGCTGCTGTTGGTCGAGCCACGGCTGGTGCCGCAGGAGCGGCGGCGGGCGTCGGTTCTGCTACTGGCGTAGGTCAGCGGACAGCGGCTTCGGCTGGTTCTGCAACTGGCGCGGGAACCGCATCTGGCGTCGGTGTTCGCATATCTGTTTCGGTCGGCACTGCCTCCGGCACAGGTGGCGCGTCGGCAGTGGGCAGGTCAACTTCGGCGGCTGTTGGCAGCGCGGCAGGAACGTCGACGGTCAACGGGGCAAGTACGGCCTCGACCATCAATTCGGGCGCAGGCAGTGCCTCCGGTTCCGGCACTGCGTCGGGCGTTGGCTCATCTGTCGCGGCTGCTTCTGGTTCCTCATCGGGAATAGGGGTAGCAAGCGCCACAGGACGGGCTACAGCAGCCTCGACGGCATCGGCAGGGGGAACTGGCACCGCAGCGGCAACAGGGCGCTCTACGGCGGCTTCTGTCGGTTCTGCGGCAGGAACGGCAACCGTCAACGGGTTCTCGCAGGGCGGCACCGCGTCGGTCGGTACGGCCAGCGGCACATCTACTGTGTCCGGTGTCGGTGCAAGAATAATTGCAGCAGTTGGTTCGGCATCAGGTTCCGCTCTTGTCGCGGCGAATGGTTCCGGCGTTGTCGCGGCAATTGGCTCGGCGTCGGGTTCTGGCACGGCATCCGGCGTCGGTCGCTCCTTCAAGGAAGCAGTCGGCATATCGGCGGGCTTTGGGGTTGCTCTTGCTGTCGGACGAGCAATAGCAGATGCGACAGGCACCGCATCGGGTTCATCGCAGGTTTTGGCCTTTACGCCGGACGTGGTTCCGACCTCGGAAGCACGCACAGCGCGGGCCGCAGGACACAACAGAACCGCAATAGCAAATTCGCCAAGACGTACGGCGGTCGCATAGGACAGGCGAATGGCAATTCCGGTTGATGCAAAAGACCCGCAAGAACTGCTGGACTATCGGGTGGATTGGTCCGGCCCGCTCGGCGGCGACACCATCGTCACCTCGTCGTGGGCTGTTTCGGAAGGCACGGTGACAATCGGTACGCCGCCCAGCACCAAGGATACAACCAGCGCGACGGCATGGGTTGGCGGTGGTTTGGCTGGTGAGATTGCCATTCTGACGAACACCATCACAACAGCCGGCGGGCGCACCTACGAGCAGTCCATCAAGATTCGCGTGGTGCAGAAATGACCGGCGCGGGCGACCTGTTCTATCGCTTCACTGCACAGAAGCGCACGCCACAGGAAGATGGCTACGGAAACACCGTAGCTGACTTCGTGGAACAGTTTTCAGTATCCGGTGCAATCAAGCATCTGCGCGGCGGTGAGGACGTACTGGCTAGCCGTCTGGGCGGGGTGCATCCACTTCTCATTACCGTTCGCGATACATCGTTGACACGAAAAATCACTACAGACTGGCGGCTGATCGATAGCCGCACAGGAACCGAATACGCAATCCGTGACGTCACGCCCGAAACGGATCGAGCGTTTATTGCACTGCTCTGCGAAAGCGGCGTGGCGACATAGCCAAATAGGAGAGATTGATGGCTGATCTGACCGTAACACCAACTTCGGTTGTTCGTGGCGCAAATGCGCAAACCGAAACTTACGACGCTGGCGAAACCATCGCAGCAGGCAAGACGCTCTATCTGGCGTCCGCAACGAAGAAATTCATGCTTGCGGACAGCAATTCCGCGACGCTTGAAGCGCGTGTTTGCACGCACATCGCTCTCAATGGCGGCGCTCTCAACCAGCCGATCACGGCTATTAAAGCAGGTGATGTCACCATCGGCGCAACCTTGGTTGCTGGTAGTCCATACTACCTCTCAGAGACGCCGGGGGGTATCCAACCAGCGGCTGATCTTGCGTCCGGTGAAAACGTCAACCTTCTTGGGCTTGCCAAGTCAACGACCGTTCTGGCGTTCAAACCGACTTCACCGGGCGTGGTGCTGTAATCCCATGTGGATACAGTTCACAAAAACGCAAGACTGGAAGCCAAAGTCAACTGAGACCGTCGCTATTGTCGACGGTCTTATTGTCAATTGGCCTACCCATCGCGCTCAAAAAGCGATTGAGGACGGCGTTGCTCGTAAGATGAAAAAGCCGTCCAAGAACTCCGAGCCGGAACCGGCAGAGGACTAATTCCGCATGACATCGCCGAGCCTTGAACTTCAGGGTGCCATTGTCTCGGCCCTGAAAGCGGATACCTCTGTCACATCCATTTGTGCGGGGCGTGTATTCGACCGCGTCGCCGCTGCGGCGCAATTTCCCTACATCAGCCTTGGGGCATCTGACGAAATTTCTGACGATGCTGACTGCATCGATGCTTTTGAAGTGACGATGCAAATTGATTGTTGGTCCCGTGAGCCGGGCTTTCCCGAAATCAGGCGATTGGCCGACGCTACCCGACGAGCACTCAAGACCGCGAACCTATCTCTCGCGGATAATGCATTGGTGACGTTCGATCACCTTTCAACCCGCATCTTCCGCGACCCGGATGGCCTGACCAGCCATGCCGCCATGACGTTTCAAGCTGTGGTCGAGCAGCCTTAACCGCCATCCAAGGAGAAACCCAAATGGCTCAAGCGACAACTATCAAGAGCGCCAAGTTTCGGGTGCTTCTCGGAAACAGTGCAGACCCTATCGTTTACAGCGCGCCGTGCGGTTTTACGCAGCGTTCCATGACGATCACGAAAGGTCTTGAGGAAATCAATATCCCCGATTGCAACGACCCTGACAAAGTGGATTGGATCGGTCGCGATGCGACTTCACTTTCCATGTCCGTCAGCGGTGAGGGTGTGCTTGCCGAGGAAAGTGTTTCGATCTGGCTCGATGCAGCCGAGGACGTGGATTCGGTCCCGGTCAAGATTGAATGGGAGTTCCCGACAAAGACCATTACATGGACCGGTTTCATGCAGGTGGAATCGCTCGAAAGCGGTGCGCAGAACGGTCGCCGCGCCACGCTGACTGTTTCCATGCAGTCTGACGGCGTAATGACCCGCGTCACCACATGAGCCGTGACGCTTCAATAACGCTCGATTGGGCGGATGGCAGCTACACATTCAGGCTCGCATGGGGCGAGCTTGAAATGCTGCAAGAAGCCACGAATGTCGGGCCTTGGGTGGTGTGGCAACGTCTGCACGCTCAGACCTGTATGATTGGCGACATTTCACATACCATTCGGCTTGGTTTAATTGGTGGTGGGAAAACGCCTGCAGAAGCGCTCACACTGACAAGGCAATATGTAGAGGCACGTCCTCCCGGCGAAAATCTGGACATAGCCTATCTGGTAATCTCTGCCGCGCTGCACGGCGCGCCGGACGAACCACCGGGGGAAGCGGAGGCGGCAAGTCCAAAGGCGGAAGAAGCCTAGATCCTCTGCCTGATGGCAAGATCAGATTTGCCGCCGTTTACGGAAATTGCTCTCGGCTAGGCTTCTCTCCGCAGCAGGCGAGGGCCATGTCTGTCTGGCAGTATTTCGCCATATTGGATTCCAACTCTGGCGACGACGACAAGAACAGTCTTTCAGAGAAGGAAAAGGACGAGCTTTGGGACTGGATAAACCAAGTCCCAGCAGGCCACGCTTAGCGAACACTGGTTAATCGGCAGCTAGCCGAATCCGTGCCTGCTGCTTTGACGGACATTGCCTTAGCGTATGCCTCACCACCGGGAGGGACATTGTTCCACATGGCCGTTCCGATATCGACAGCAACGCCGCTTTTGTCGAGAAAGGCGCATTGCGCAAAGACGGCTGACAAACCTTCCTGAGTGTTGTTCCTAAGTTTCAGAATAGCCTCTGCCGTTCCTCCGTCGATAGTTACTCGTTCAACCCCAAGAACGAGCGGCTTTGCATCTCCTGCGTATGCATTCGAAGCCAACAACCCTGCCAATAGAACATACTTCCTCATTGGTTCCCCCGCTAAATGGCCAATTACGATACCACAGAATTTAAGCGGCGTATGGCTAGAGTTCCAGCCAAGGTACGTGATGCTGTGAATGCGGCTATTGAAAAAGACGCCGCTGAGTGGGTTGCGCTCGCGAAGCAGGCCGTTCCTCGCGATCCAAAAGACGGCACACCGCTTGCTGATTCCATCCGCAATTACAGGACGTCGACAGGCGGCCAAGTGGTAAGAGCGGGCGGCGAGACGACTACCAAAGACGGCTATGATTACGCGCTTGCCAATGAGTTCGGCACGCAAAAGATGAGTGCGCAGCCGTTTTTCTGGTTTTCATATCGCTTGATAAAAAAGCGATTTCGTCCACGCCGTTCGCGCGCGCTGAACAAAGCCATCAAGGAAATAAACAATGGCGGGTGAGCCCACGCTATATGCGCGCATGGAATTGCGCATTCGCGACTTTGAGAAGGCGATTGATCGCGCCAACTCAAAGGCCGATAGCGGGATGCGCCGCATTGAGAGCCGCACAGCGGCAGCGTCCAAGCGCATTGAATCCAGCCTCACCGGCATGTTCAAATCGTTCGGCGGTGGCATTCTGGCTGGCGCGGCTGGGGCTTTTTCTGTTCAGGGCGCGCAACAGCTTCTCGATGCGGCCAAGCGCATACAGAACAGCCTGAAAACGGCTGGCCTAGAAGGCCAGAATCTAGCCAAGGTATACGATCAGCTATTTGCATCGGCGCAGAAGAACGGCGCACCTATCGAAAGCCTCGTGCAGCTTTACAGCAAGCTTTCGCTGGTTTCCGGTGAACTTGGCGTTAAGCAGCAAGACTTGGTGAAGTTCACCGATAATGTTGCGGTAGCTCTTAGAGCCGGTGGCACTGACGCACAAGCAGCAAGCGGCGCACTATTACAGCTTACGCAGGCTTTGGGCGGCGGTGTTGTACGAGCGGAGGAATTTAACTCCATACTGGAAGGCGCCCCGACTATTTTGCAGCAGGCGGCGGCTGGCCTCGAAGAAGCAAACGGCTCGGTCGCGAAATTGCGGCAGATCATGCTCGACGGGGAATTGTCCAGCAAGGCATTCTTTGACGCCTTTCAGGCTGGCGCGCCCATCATGGCTGAGCGGGCGTCCAGCGCAGAACTGACTATCTCGCAGGCGTTCGTTCGCCTGCAGAATGTCATGATCGACGCGGCAAAAAAGTTCGATGATGCGAGCGGAGCGTCAAAAGCTTTTGCGGGGGCGCTCGAAAGCACTGCCAACTATATTGAAACCGTCGATTTCCAGAACCTCATAAGCCAGATCGATGCGGTTAGCTCGGCCTTCAATAGAGCGCTAGGCGATGCGCAGAATTTCGCTCGCGGCATTGCAGAGGCGACAGGCGGGGCTGGGATTGGAGATTATCTCGCAAGCACGCCGTTTGGTGAAGCCATTGGTATTCGCAAGGACATAAACACTCGCATTCGCCAAGGCGATGCTACGGCGCCATCAAATTCAAATTCCGCGCTGCAGGAAGCTTTGCGCCGTAGATATGGCGGCGGAAGTGTAGCAGCTCCAAAAAGCGACAGGCTTACCGCTGAAGCAATCGACGCCAAAGCCGCTGAGGCTATCAAAAAGGTATCGATCAAGGATTACGAAATCCCGGCCACAGGCAAGAGTGGAAAGGCAGCTGCATCCAAAATCAATCAGGCAGCACAGAAGGCGGCAACACAACTCAACAACGCAATCGCCAATCAGACTGGCGTGGCGGTCGACGTTGTTACGCAGTTTCTCGGACAGAACGAAAAGACCAATCGCGGCAGCATTAACTCCTTCCTCAAGGCTGGTGGTGTTGACCTTGACGCTGCTCAGAAGGCGTGGTGCGCGGCATTCGTTAATTCGGCTCTCTCACAAGTTGGCGTGAAAGGTTCCGGCAGCAATATTGCGACCGATTTCCTCAACTGGGGACAGGGCGTAAGTGCCAATCAGGTTCAACGTGGCGACGTTCTTGTGCAGTCACGCGGCAAATCAGCGGGCGAGACTGGCGGGCATGTTGGGTTTGCGACAGGCCAAGTCCGGTTCCAAGACGGCATTTTGCAGTTGCAGCAGATTTCCGGCAATGCAGCCAATCAAGTCAAAGAGCAGTGGATCAATGCCAGCGACACTGTGGTGCGCCGTGCCACTGAAGCAATGCAGTTGCCAGCAGATGGTCTGCGCAATCTCAGCGAGGCATCCAAGCAGGCAATCGATTCATCAACTGATGCGCTGACACAGCAGCAGCAGGCATATCAGCAACTCGGACAGATCGGCACAACCGTGATGAACGGTTTAGCCAATGCGCTGGCAGATGGAAAAATCGAAGGCTCGGAACTTCTGCAAATCCTGATGCAAGTCGTGCAGCAGTTGATGTCTATGTCTGGCATCGGTGGAATGGGTGGCGGTGGTGGTGGCGGTTTTCTGAGCATGTTGTTCGGGGGCGGCTTTGGCGGCGGCAGCATCGCATCAGGCATAGCCGGGCCTTGGGGCGCATCACTTCACAGCGGCGGGCGCGTGGGACGTTCCGGCGGCCATCGTCGGCGCATCAACCCGGCATGGTATTCAAATGCTCCTGTCATGCACAGCGGCGGCAATATTCCGCGCCTGCGTCACGACGAAGTGCCTGCAGTGTTGCAGCGAGGTGAAACAGTTATCCCGCGCGGTGGCATGGGCGGGCGTGAAGGCAGCAACCATTTTAATACCCGCATTCAAGTCCGCGTCGACGGCAATAGTGCACGAGTTGAAGGCGACAACCGCACGGCTCTTGCGAAGGATATTGCAGCGACGATTGACCAGCGGCTTGTTTATCAAAGCCGACCGGGTGGGCTTATCTGGAACAATCAGCGGCGAAAGAATTAAGCATGTCGTTTGACGGTTCCATAAACTGCTGGCGTCCTTCCCAACCCGTAATCGCTCGAACAACACCACGGTTGCGCATTGCCAAGTTTGGCGACGGCTATGAGCAGCGGATGCTTGACGGCATCAATTCCAATGACGTCACTTGGACGCTTAGTTTTGAAAACCGCCTGCAAGTCGTTTTGAACGAAATGGATCAGTTTCTTGCAGAGCGGAAGGGTGGCGCATTTCCGTTTCGCCATCCCGGCGACGGTATTCTCTACATGGTATTCTGCGACGAATGGCAGATCGAATGGCACGGCAAGAAATGGAAAGGCACGTCGCCAGTCTATTATGGAACGCTGTCGGCTGATTTCCGCAAGGCATTTGGGAGCGGCATTTAATGGGTATCCGGGCAGACCTGTCCGGGCTGGGCGCTCAACAGCTTATCGAAATGTTCGTGTTCGATGATACGAATATCGGCGGTTCGAATGTCGTGCGGTGGCATCCCGGCACAACCGTTACAGGTGGCCCGATATTCTGGCAGGGGCAGGAGTACCAGCCATTTCCCATCGAGGCCACGGAGTTTGAAATGACAAGCTCCGGCCAGTTGCCGCGTCCAAAACTGACGGGGGCGAATATTGGCGGCTATCTAGGAGCGTACCTGCGTTCCATGAATGATGCGCTGGGGGCGAAGGTCACGCGCAAGCGCACGCTTGGCAAATATCTCGACGCAGCGAATTTCCCGGACGGAAATCCGACAGCGGACCCGAATGCAGCGTTCCCAGATGAGACGTTCTATGTGGCGCGGAAATCTCGTGAAAATCCCATTTTCATCGAAATGGAATTGGCCGTCGCTTATGACGCTGAGGGCGTGAAGCTTCCACGCAGGCAGGTTATCGCAGGGACATGCCAGTGGGTGTATCGCTCTGCCGAGTGTGGATATGCCGGTGGCGCTGTGCAGGATATTGACGGCAACCCGACAAGCAATCTCGCGAAAGACAAGTGCCGCAAGACGCTCACGGCCTGCAAGGCGCGGTTTGG